TTGGTAGTATCCCACGTCTTCGTAAAATGAAAGGCGAAAGAATCCCTAAAAAGCTTCTTGAGCACACTTATACGATTACTAACGAGGAGTACGAAGCTTCTATCGAAGTTAATCACGCAGACATTAAGGACGACCAGACCGGACAGTACGGTATCCAAGCTAAGAGTATCGGCGAATCAGCTAAGGCTTTCCCCGACGAATTAGTCTTCGAAACCTTGCTCCCTGGCGGTTTTACTAGCCTCTGTTACGATGGACAGTACTTCTTTGATACTGACCACCCAATCGGTGAGACAGGTGCTACGCAGAGTAACAAAATTACTTCTGCTCTAGACGCTACTAGCTTCCAAACAGCTAGGACAATGCTACGTAAAATGAAAGATGACTTCGGTCGTCCTACAATGAATCGTAATATGGACCTACTTATCGTAGTTCCAGCCGACCTAGAAGCTACAGCCGAGACAATTTTCGAAGCTCTAGTTAACTCTAGCGGTGCTACTAACACTCTAAAGGGCAAGGCTCGAATCTTAGTAGCCGACTGGTTAAGCGATACCAACAACTGGTACCTACTTAACGTAGCCGGTATCATTAAGCCATTCGTAGTTCAGGAAAGGGAGTTTATTCCTTTCGAAGCTCTCGAAGAAGGTAGCGAAAGCAACTTTATGCGAAAGAAAAACTACTACGGTACTTACTGGAGAGGTAACGCAGGTTACGGTCTCTATCAAAAGGCTGTAGGTTCGTTAGTAGCCTAAAGTTAGTATAATAGGGAGGAGGAATACGCTTCCTCCCTAGATACTTAAATAATCTAATAAGATAAAGGAAGACCAAACTTATGGCACAGACGAAAAAGTACGAAATCAAATTACTAGCTTCTAATCAGAGCGGAGCTAAACGAACTTATTACCGAGGCGGAATACAGTTTACGGTTCTAGAGCCTCAAGTTCTCGAATTGACTAACGAGGAAGTAAAGGTATTTAAAGATGACGCAAGACTCACAGTTAAGAGTGTCTCGGATAAGGGCGAATCAGACACGAGCGAGACGACTAGCGAAAGCGAAAGCGACGCACCAACCACCGACGCCACCGAAACCGAAGAAGTCTCTACTACAGAGGATACGGATAGCGAAGATACTTCTAGCGACGAAGCGGAAGAAGTTAGCGACGACGCTCCGGAAGCTCCGAGCGTAGACGAGCTACTAAAGCTAAGTCGTAACGAGCTAAACGCTAAGGCTACCGAGCTTAAAATCGAAAATGCTGATAAACTAGAGACAAAGACCGAAGTAGCCCAAGCTATCGTAGACGCTACTTCTTAATAAACTAAAAGGAGTAGATAGTATGGCAGCCGTTAGCGATAAAGATTATTCTTCCTACCAAGATATACGAGAAGAATCCGGACATTACCACCTAGTTAAGTTCGAGGAATTAACCGGTCTAGCTAACGGCGTCAATACTGTTTATTACGCTAAGAATACCTTTATCGTCGACCGTAACTATAACGACGTTATAGATGTTGCCGCCGTCGACGGAGATTTTATCGCTTACGTAAACGACGTAGCCGTTACGGTAAACGCCGTAAACGTAGAGACCGGAGCTATTACTCTAGCCTCCGCTCCGGCTAATGGGGCTACAGTACTCGGTTCTTACGCTAAATCGGCTCTATCCGACGCTAAGGTCGATAAGTACCGTAAAGAGGCTATAGACTGGGCTCAACGTAAGCTAAAGGGTATTCTCGACTATACGACGTGGCAAGATACCGACGTACCGGCTACGATTAAAACTTTCGTTCGTCTTTACGCCGGAGCTTTAATTCTTATTAGAGACTACGGACTATCCGCCGATACCGAAGAAAGCTCTAAGGACGGCTATAAGAAGCTCTCGTCCGCTAAATCTATGCTAATGGACTTTATAAACGAAATAGCCGACGCTACCGGTTCTAGCTCTAGAGTAGGCGTATCTAGCCGAAGCGACGGTAATCTATTCGCTCGTAATACTGACCTCTCTAGCCTTAACGAATCCGTATCTGTAGACGAACACTTTATGCGAGGAAACTAATAATCTTATGATAGAGCTAAAAGTAACCCTAGAGGGAGAAAAGCAACTATCGAGACGGCTTCTTACTATACCCTCCGAGATTAGCGACTTTAAACGTCCGCTATTCCGTATAGGAGCAGAAGTACGAGGCTCTATAGATACGAACTTCTCCTCCCGAGGAGCTTTATTCGGTCGTTGGGTACCACGTAAAGATAGCTTACCGCACCCTCTACTAGAGAAGACTTCGGCTATGAGACGAAACTTTAAACAGAATCTTGGTCCGGACTATATCGAGATATTTAACCCAACTCCTTACTTTAAATACCACCAATCGAATAAACCCCGTAAGCGACTTCCTCGGCGTGTAATGATGAAAATAGACCGAGACCGCCAACAATTTATACAAAAAGAGTTCCAAGAGCATATAATAAGAGCTATGAGAGGAAACGCTTAATATGGGATTAGCCGAATACCGAGACCCGATACTAAAGGCTCTAATAGAAATGCTAGAAGCCGACGGACCAGCCGATTTAGTCGGACACTACGTTTATGGCGACGTTCTAGCTCAACCTAAAAGCGACCTACCGGTAGTTAGCGTAGCCCGAGACGGTACTACGGTACTCTCCGACGGTACAATGCAAGACCGGCACGTACAGCCTATCGTAATAGCTATTATCTACGACTGGACTAGAGACCTAAACGAGAGCTTCGACCTCTCTAAAGGTACTAATAAGCTCTACGAATATATCGAAGCGAGAGATACGGACTTTAAATTAAAGACTAAGACAATGGCGTACGCTATCCGGAAGAATCAAAAACTCGGGGATAACCTGTTTATATCTATTAACGATAACGGATTACAAATAGACTACGGTCTAGGTGTGGAAAAACGAGGTACGAATATCTTTTCGGTCGAGGGTATTATTCGCTTTAACGTAGAAAGTACGCAACAGAAGCCGAATCTATATTAAATCGCCGTGTTATAGTATCATTAAGCTATAGGAGTTAACGCAAATGTCTAAAGCAGAAGAAAAATCTAAATCGGAAGAAACAGTAGTCGAAGAAAAGACTACCTCTCTAAAGGTATATAATTTTACTCGTCATAACTTTAGCGTCGAGGCTAGCTCCCAAGAGGAAGCCGAAAAAGCGTTAGAAAAACATCTTAAACAAGAAGAAAAGGAGACTAAATAATGGCTAAAGTAATAGGTCGTACCGGTGCTATAGGTATCGCCGTAGAATCTACTAAGGGTACAGGCGAAGCTCCGGCTTTTTGGGTACCAGTTAAAAGCTATTCTTTCGACGATAAAGTCGAGTACGTAAAGAACGACTCCGCTATGGGGCGAATCGAAGAAAATAACGACGCTGATATAGTTAAGCTATGGGGCGAGGGCGAATACGGCGGTAAAATCTTTATCGACTCCGTAGGTGCCGAGCTTGTAGCGGTATTCGGTGGCTCTCCGGTCTCTACAGAAAGAGGCACTAGCGACGTTTTCGACCACGCTTACGCTTTAGTTAACTCGAACGACCATAAGAGTCTTACTATCGGCTACGTAGACGATATACAGGACGTACGTTCGCCGTACGCTATGGTTAATTCTTGGTCTCTAGAAGTATCTACCGACGATTATGTAATGCGAACTGTAAACCTTATTAGTAAGAAGTCCGCTTCCGCTTCTAATACACCGGCGTTTACGAACGAAGTCGAGTTTATTCCTAGCCAAGTTAGCCTAAAGCTAGCTTCTAATGCCGCAGGACTAGACGGAGCTTCCGCTATTAACGTAACAAGCTTTAATATGGAAATCGCTAAGAACGCCGAGGCTCTATACGTCTTAGGTTCTAACGAGCCGGAAGATATAATTAACAAGCAGTTTAGCGTTACCGGTACTATCGAGCTTTACTTCGAAGATACGACTCAACGAGCCTATGTATTCGCTAATACGCACCGAGCTATCCGAGTCGATATGATAGATACGACCGTAGACCTCGGCTCTACTCATAACCCACAACTACGATTCGACCTTAACGAAGTAGTATTCGAGGAGTTCGAACGAGGTTGGGACGCTAACGACCCTCTAAAGCAGACGTTAAACTTTACCGCTCTCTATAGCCAAGCCGACGGAGAAATGATAACCGCTCGTCTTACTAATACGCAGACCGGTACTAACTACGCTTAGTAAGTAAATTAAATAGGAGACCAGTATTATGGAAGACCGAGATACTCACGAAATAGTAACCCCGATTAAAGGACACGTAGTAAAGCTTCGTTCTTGGATAACCGGACGAGAGTCGCAGAAAATCGACGGAGCTATGTTTAAAGGCGTAGGTACTACGTCCGACGGTAAGAAGCTTACTCCTAAACTTAGCGAGACTATGCTATCTGACCAAGAAAACGCTTCTATAGAAGCCGTAGTCGTATCCGTAGACGGTAAAGAGGGCGACGTACTTAACGCCGTTCTTAATATGCGAGCTAAAGACTATAGCTTCGTTACTGCGGAAGTACAGAAAGTAGTCGACGGAGACGTAGACGAAAAAAAAGAGAACAGCTCAGAGACGAGTACTACAAAGTCCTCTCCGGAAACAAGCAAGTAAGACTCTCGGATAGCCGATTCGGGATAATACAACTTTGTTCGTTAATGAGCTGGACCTACCAAGATTACGTTAGACAACCGGCTTGGTTTATTACGCTACTTTCTATAAAGTTCGAAATAGAAGCCGAGTATAACGAGAATCAAAGTAAGTCGTAAAAGTGGTATCATATAACTATGACAGATGACGCTAAACTAAAAATCTTAATCGAGGCTCATAATAAAGCTAAACAGGCTTTCGACGAGGTTAACCGCCACGTAGATGACGCCGAGAAAAAGTTTAGCGGTCTTAGTGATAGGCTCGATAAAATCGGTACGAAAATGAAAGACGTAGGCGGTAAAATGACCGCCGGATTAACCTTACCTATAGTCGCTATGGCAGGAGTTAGCGTTAAGGCTTTCTCCGACTTACAAGAAACTATTAACAAGGTAGACGTATCGTTCGGAGAGCAATCCGCTACGGTTAAAGCGTGGGCTAAAGACTCGATTAAATCTATGGGTCTAGCTCAACAATCCGCTTTAGACGCTACGGCTCTATTCGGAGATATGGGTACTGGTATGGGGCAGACGCAAGTCGAAGCCTCTAAAATGTCTATGGGATTAACGCAACTCGGGGCGGATATGGCTTCGTTTAAGAACGTATCTTTCGAAAGGGCTCAAACCGCCTTAGCCGGTATCTATACCGGAGAGACGGAAGCTCTAAAGGGTCTAGGCGTAGTAATGACTCAAACTAACCTAGAGGAGTTCGCTAGAGCTAAAGGTATAAATAAGTCAATGTCCGAAATGTCGCAAGCCGAGTTAGTACAGCTTCGATACTCTTACGTAATGGATAAAACGAAAAACGCTCAAGGCGACTTCGCTCGTACCTCCGACGGACTAGCGAATAAGACTCGTATGTCTACCGAGCGTATGAAAGAGCTATCGGCTCAATTAGGCGAAAAGCTCGCTCCTATATGGAATAAAATACTAGAAGTAGGTAATAAAGTCCTCGACTGGTTTAATAAATTAGACGATAAAACTAAGAATATTATTCTCGTAGTCGTCGGCTTAGTTGCGGCTATCGGACCACTACTAATGATTCTCGGTACTCTAGCTACGGCTATTGCGGCTATCGGCTCTACCGGTCTTATAATTATCGCCGTAATTGCGGCTATCGGCGGAGCTATATTCCTAGTAGTACAACACTTCGGAGGGCTACAGAATACGATAAATGCGGCGAAAGAAGCCTTTAATAAGCTATGGGAGGTTATCGGACCAATAATAATGCCGGCTCTCGAATCGCTAAAGGACTCTCTCGTAAATAACCTCTTACCGGCGTTACAGCGTCTATGGGATTTAATTAGTCCGGTTCTTATTCCGGTACTTAAAGTAATAGCCGTTATTATCGGAGGCGTTATATTCGCTTCGATAATGCAATTTATTACCGTACTTAATATCGTAATCGACGTTCTCTCTTGGGTAATAGATAAAATCGCTACTCTTATACAGTGGATTATTACCGCCGTAAAATGGTACTGGAATTTTAGTATGGGCGTAAAAGACGCTATGGTAACGGCGTATAACTGGGTAGCCGATAAAGTCGGAGGTATTATTAACTGGTTTAAAGGTATCGGTACGAGTATCGGTAACGCTCTCGGTAACGTAGCTAATACTATATCTGCTCCTTTTAAGACGGCGTTTAACGCTATCTCTAACTTTTGGAATAGTACCGCCGGTAAGCTTTCGTTTAAAGCTCCGGATTGGGTGCCAGGAATCGGCGGTAAAGGCTTCGATATGCCTAAACTACCGACGCTCTATACCGGAGTTCGAAACTTTAAAGGTGGTCCGGCTATAGTCGGCGACGTAGCCGGTCGAGGCGGAGAGATAGTAAACCTACCTAGAGGTACGGACGTTTTCTCTAACCAAGAGTCGAAGAATATCCTCCGGACTATGGCTAACGGCGGTAGCGGACAAACCCGAGTTATAGATAACGGTATTACGTTTAATAACTATGGTACGATTCATAATGAGAACGCCGAAGCGAGTAACGCATTTTGGGATAGATTTAATCGAATTAGCGAGTTAGCTATGCAAGGAGTACCGACAAATGGCTAGAGCGATTACCTTAGACGGTTTAGACCTACAAGCCGGATACTTTCGTATAGTAGAGACCGACGCTTTTAACGCTCCTCCTAAAGCGGTAAGCGTACTCGACCTAGCCCGAAAAGACGGAGCGAAAGCCGTATTCGAGAAGTTCGGTAGCCGTAAGATTAACGTAACCGGCTATATACAAGCCGATACCGAGGATAACGCCGACGGAGCTTTAGACCAACTTAAAAGCTACGTAAACCGACGAGGACTCGATTTAAAGGTCTATTACCGAGGAGCGTATCGAGTATGGCGAGTAAACGTAGAATCCTTACAGACCGCTAGAAAGAATACCGACGTTAGCCGTATGCCGTTTAACCTAAGTATGGTAGCTCCTAATCCGTTCGCTAAGGACGAGACCGAGACAACTCTAGTCGACGAAGCCGGAATAACTACTTCTACTAATATACCGGTAGTTGGAGGCGGTTCTTACTTCGCTCAACCGGTTACGGTAATAACGATTAACTCTATAGACCCCGACGACGATTACGCTACTATCTCTATCGGTAACGCTATCGAGAATACCTATATATCTATAACGCAAATATTCCAAGCCGGAGACGTTATAACTATCGACTCCTTTAACGAGATTATTTATAAAAATAATGAGATAATCGAGGGAGACGGTCTATTCCCTGTATGGTCTCCGGAGGGCGGTACGTTCGAGTATACGTTCGACGCTACGACCTTAGACGTAGATATTCTAAGTACTTACTATAGGAGGTGGCTCTAATGTTAGCCGTAAAATCAGCGTATCTAAAAAATAAGATTATAAAGCACGTTCTAGGCGAGGCTAGTTATACAATGCCTACGAATGTATACCTCGCTCTCTATACTAATAATCCTACCGAGAACGATACCGGTACGGAATCGACCGGCGGTTCTTACGCTAGACAACAATTATCGTTCGCTAACGCCGTCGGCGGCACTAAGACTAGCGATACTTCGGAGACGTTCTCCTCTATGCCAGCCTCTACGGTTACGCATTGGGGTATTAGAGACGCTTCGAGCGGAGGAAACCTATTATACTTCGGGGCTTTCGATTTACCGATAGCGTTAAACGCTACGGATAATCTACCGATAGCCTCGGGAGATATAGTAATCGGGGAGGTTTAACCGTTATGCAATTTACAACGGATTGGCTTCTACCGACTCGGGTAGCTCAAGATGATTCTATAGGCGATACCGATTGGGTAGAAATGTCTAAAGTACTTTTAGACGACTCCTCTTTCGGTAGCGATAACGCTACTTCTAGCCTCTTTACTCTCGACGGAATAACTCAAAACGTACTAATGTATGCTCACTTAGTATTTAACGATGTAATAGTTACCGCTAATAACGAGGTAGCCTCTCCGGATATACAGCCTTACGCTAACCTCGGCGGTTCTTCCGATTTATGGGGAGAGTCGTCTATTACCGGTGCTCAAGTCTCTAGCCCGAAGTTCGGTATAGCTATAGCTACCGGAAGTAGAACTATCGCCGGAGGAGTAAGTACCGTAAAGTCGTACTACCTAGTAGTTACCGGATTCGGTCTAGACCTACCGGACGACGCTGTAATCGACGGTATCGAAGTAGATATAGACGAAAGTAATCAGTCTACCGGAGGCGGTACTTCTACCGTATATATCGACTGTATAAAGATTCGCCTAACCTATACTTGGGACGTAAGTATAAACGCCGAGGCTAGCTCTTTCGGCGGTATCTTTATAGACCCACCTAACCGAGAATTACCCCAAAAGCGAGCTAGATTTAAAGTACGCTCCGAAGCCGGAGATTATCTCGGAGACTGGCGAGACGTAAATAGCGAGCCTAACTTTAAGCAAGATATAAATAACGTCCTCGGTTCTATGCCGGTAAAGTTCGCTCGTAACGATTTATCTATCGAGCCGGCAGTAGCGGAGCTTCTTAACGAAGACGACGCTCCGTTAACCGACGAAAACGATTCTCCGTTCTTAATCGACGTAGCTCCGGTAACTGGTCTTGGTACTGGTACGACTCTCGATACTAACGTAAATGTAGAGGTCGATTCTATCTACGGACAGTTCGAGCCTTTATTAAACGAAGATGATACCCCTATTTTAAACGAAGACGCTAGTATGATACTCGTCGAAGACGGCTATCCTCTAGGTCGCACAATATTCCGAGGCTACGTTCCGAGGTGGGAGCTTCCGCTCGACGGCTCTAGTATTACTTCCGAGATTCGTTCTTACTCGCAAGACCTTAATAATATTATTTTAGAGACCGAGGATACGGCTTATATAGATACCGGAGCTAAAGGCAGCGGTTATTACGGAATAAACGGCGGTGGTCCGACGGACTACGAGTATTTAGCTCAAAGCTTTAGTATGGCCGCACAAAAAGTAGTATCGAAAGTTCGACTTTACGCTTTCGCCGGTTGGTATACCGATATAGACTTCGACGTTACTATAGTAGGCGGTACTCCGTCTAGCCCGACGACGACTTTCGGGAGCGGTTCGGCTACGGTAAACCGAAATACTCCGGTACCATACGTCGACGTTACGTTCGATAGCCCGATAACGCTTCCTATAGGTACGTACCACTTCGTATTTAGTACGGATAACTATAAGACCGGCGGTAACGTAACTTATCCGCTAAACTTCTATACCTCGGCTTCTGCCTACGCCGGAGGTTCTATCTGGTATTCTACGAACGATACCGGATTAGTTAACGATACCGGTAGCGATATAGCCTTTATTCTCTACGAAGCCGGAGCGGATACGACCGTACCTTTCTTATCGAAAGACCCGAGCCAAATCTTACGTTCTATCGTAGACTTCGCTCGAAGCCGAGGTGCGGCGATTAACTATACCGCCGACTCTATAGAAGTTACCGAGACTCTCGTTAGCTATACGTTCCAAACTAATACGGTAAAAGAAGCTATCGAAAAGGTACTCGAACTTTGTCCGGCTAACTGGTATTACTACTACGACTTCGGTACGGATACGATTTACCTTAAAGAACAATCAGCTACTCCGGATAGATTCTTACGAAAAGGGCAAGTAGTAAACGGTAAAATAGTTAAGACTATAGAGCAAGTCGTTAACGACGTACTATTCTCCGGAGGAGGTACTCCGGCTCTATTTAAGCGAACTAGAGAAGCTCCGTTAGCCGGTACTCGTCGAGGTCTACGTAAGAAGTCGGATAACCGAGTTACTTCTAGCTCTACCGCTACGATTCTATCGCAGTCGGATATAGACCAGTTACGAGACGCTCTATACGCCGGAGACGTTACTATTAGCGAGGACGGTACTTTTTACCTAGAAGACGTAGCCGTCGGCGAAATGCTAGGCTTTATAGGCTTCGGTACTCTTATAGACGGAATAGTAGTACAGAGCGTATCGAAAGACTACTCTCCGGATAAAATGCCTCTATCCCTAACCTATAACGTACCGAGAGTAAATAAGCGAGTCGAGGATATTAAGCGTAACCTCGAAGTCCTCGAAAATGTAAATAACCCTGCCGAGCCAAGTTAATGTATAATAAGAAATAAGGAGTCCTAAAAATGGGTAGAATATCAGCTTTAACCGAACTAACGACACTAGCCTCCGACGATTATCTCGTCGTACTAGATAGTTCCGCTAATATAGCTAAAAAAATAACTATAGCTAACGCTTTCGGTATTACCGATTTAGGTTGGGTAGCGACTGGCGAATCTTGGACTTACGCTTCTTGGTCGTCTACTACTCGTATAGGTACTATTACCGTTCCTACGGACGCAACTACTAAATATTACGCCGGTATGAGAATTAAGATTACTCAGTCTACCGGAGGTACAAAGTACGGTATTATCCACTTAGTAGCGTCTACTTTATTAACGGTATTCTTCCCGACCGGTACTACTCTTAATAACGAAGCTATTACAAGTCCTCAGTATTCTATAGCGGATACTCCTCTAGGCTTCCCGAAATCAGAAGATAAGTGGAAAATAGAAGCTATAGATACCTCGGCTAGGCAAGGTAACACTCCTACAAATAACACTTGGTACGTTCCAAGCGGTTCGACCGCTAATATTACTATAGGTGTAGGTATATGGCGACACGGTTTTCAAGCTTCTAATAGGGCTCATAGCTCTGCCGGTTCTACCTTTGCGGCTTCGTATATAACAAGCTCTACTACTACAAGTACAGAGACAGACGCAGAGCTTACAGTATCCGGAGGAGCTGACCAACCTACCGCCGGTCTTATGACTTTTACTGTATACGGTATGAAAGATAAGTATATTACCATAAGCTCCGGTACGGAGACTCGAACGCTATTAGCTAAAAGTAATGTTCAATCAAGTATGGCCGGTACTAACGGCTTTAACTCGCACGCTAAAATATATGCAATAAGCGCATACTTATAGGAGGTTATGATGATAGATAAAGCGATTAAAGAAGCAACCGTAGCTAAGGATAAGAATAACAAAGGCGTATATATAGTCGATTTTAACCCTGTATATGCTAATTCCTGCGGCGTAGAGGCTAGCTCTAAGGAAGAAGCCTTAGATAAAGCTAAAGCTTGGCTAGAAGATGTATCGGAAAACTATCCTTATATACTAGTTATACCGACGGAAGATGTTTAAAATCTAACAGAAAAAATGTTACCATAGGGTTATGCTTATATTAACCACAAAAAGATACGGAATATTAACCTATGTCAGGAAATAATAATAGCGTGGATAACCTAACGAAAACAGAAGTAAAACTTCTTATCGACAACTCGCTACTCGAACAAGAGAAAAGACTCTCTAAAGAGTTCCGAGAGGAGTTAGATTCTCAAACTACTAAACTTATATCCGCCGTAGAAAAACAAAACTTACTTTATTCCGACCAAATTATTCAACTTACTAAAGATATAACTACCCTAAACGGTGTCGTAGATAATTTAAAAGCTCGTATCTCTAATATAAGGGCTCAAATGATAATCGTCGGTACGGCTTGTACTACTCTCGGCGGTTTTGCCGGCTTCCTAATCGCTCAATTAGCTAAATAATGTATAATGGGCTTATAGCCTAAAGGAGACCAAAGATATGAGAGTAGCAGGAATACCGTTTTACCAAGCCCACGAAAGTAATTTTACTTACGGTAGAGGCGGTCGTTCTATTAAGTACTTTACCGTACATCATATGGCGGCACTTAACGATACTCTCCGTTACCTATGGGGTAATCCTAATCGTGGCGGTTCTTCGCACTTCGGAGCTTTTAACGGATACGCCGAACAGTACGTAGATACCGATAATACCGCTTGGTGTAATGGTAACTGGCTTTCGAATCAAGAGTCTATATCCTGCGAAACTCGGGGCGACTGGCGTAACGGTTATTACGACCAAGCTACGTTAAATACGCTTACCGAAGTTATGTATCAATGTCTTAAAGTCTATCCTAATCTTATTCTTAAATATCATCAGGACGTATCGGACGCTTTTACTCTATGTCCTGCCGATTTAAAACACCTCGGATATGCTCAAAACTGTTGGAATAACGCAAAGGCTCGAATACAAGCCGAAAATAGCCCAGTACCTACGCCTATTCCGTCCGCCGGAATTACCTACGAACGGATTACTCCGAAGCGTATAGAGGTTATTCGTACTACTAACCTATGGGATTTTAATTTTACTTCGTGGTCTTCCGCTAAAGCTATAAAGACTTATGGAGCCGGAGAACTTATCGACGTAGTAGCTATCGCTACGAACTCTCTAGGCGGTCGTTACTATATGACGGCTTATAGCTTTAACGAGGGTAATATCCGAGCTACGAACGGCTTTAACGTCGTCGACGTAAAGGATTACGTCTCTCCTACGCCTATTCCGGTACCACCTACCCCGACTACTCCGGCTATCGTATTCGTACCTCTAGATAATCCTCGTAAGCTCGTTACGACTAGAGACCTACGAGTTATCGACCTTACTACTAAGACCGAAATCGGAGACGTTATAAAAGCCGGTACGGAAGTAGAGATAGTAGATAAGACTACTCTAGCGGATAACGTAATGTACTACCGCTCGAAGTGGGCTCAGACGAATAGTAAGCTATGGGCTTTACCGGCGGAGGCGTTTAAGGAAGTTACGCCTACTCCGGAAGTACCGGTCGAGACTATTCCTCCTACTCCGATAGATACTAACCCCGATACCGTAGGTAACGGAGACGTAGATATTCGGCTTAGTCTTATCGAAGCGTTCCTAAAGGCTATAACGGACTTCTTTAGCGGTATATTTAAGAACTTCCCTATATTTAAAAAGAAAGGCGAATAAAATGGATACTAAAGCTTTAATCGAGACCGGTAAAACGATAGCTAGAGGAATCTACTTCGGGCTACTCGGTGTAGTAGCTCTAATACTAACGGTAATCGTATCTAGTCCGGAGGTAGCTTCGGCTACTATTACCGTACCTGTATTCGATATTCCGGTAAACGTAGGCGGTCTTATTATCGCCGGAGTAGGTTTTCTCGCTAAGGTAGTCGACCGCTATCGTCATAAGAGTACGACTATTCCTAGTAACGGAATTGCTCCTAGTTTTCTACAAAGATAGTGTATTATTAGATTAGAGTCCGGCGGTGCCCACCCCCTCCGGTCTCTACCTAAACAACAAAAACTCAATTAAAAAACGACGGCTCTCGCAGTTGCCGTCGTTTTTTTATTCCCTAAACTATTGCTATATTTTTATTTATAGCCGACTAAGTTAATAGCCGTAAAAACCTCAAACCTTATTCTAACAGATACCGACTTTAATTCCAGTATTTAGCCAACCTCCGGTAGAACACCAACCTACCGAACGCCATAAGTTATAAGCGAAAGCTACGTTAACCTCGGCTTTAATTAACTCGCTAGCCGGTGGTCTCGTAAGCTTATTATTACCGGCGAGGTTAATCTGAAAGCAACCGTACGAATCGTCTCCGGTACTCGGGTTAAAGTTATGGACCGCCGGATTACGGCTCGATTCTTGAATCATTACCTTAATAGCGTTATTAACTTCGCTAGCCGGAAATACCTTTCGAATCTCGGCTTCGCAGTCTCCGCTACCGATAAGCTTACCGGCGTTAGTATCCGAGCCTACGGCTTTAGTATGACAAGTACCGTCTTCGTACATTATCTCTACGGTTAAGTCGCAGTTATTCGGATTAGCTTTTATCTTCTCCTCAAGCGATAATTCGGCGAACGTAGGAGCTTTCGGGGTCTCGACCGGCTTCTCGTCCGTCTTCGCTACTTCCGACGCTCCTAGAGCCTCTACGCTCGTCGTAGAAATACTCTCGGTTTTATTACTAGAATTACTATTCGAAACCCTCTTATCCGGTAGTACGGTCGCTACTAAGGCTACCCCGATAAGAAGTAAAATTATGTACTTCATATATCTATACACGCTTCCTATTATACCACTCGTTAACGACGCTTAGGCTTCGTAGAGAGCTTCTCGGCGGTAAAGGCGGTAGTAAGTATATTTAGTACTCCTACGAGTCCTATAGCTACGCCTAGAGCTAGTACGAGCTTATCGTTTTGGGTATGTAGTAAGTAGGTAGATATACCTAGAGGTACTACGATTAGTATTACTCTTTTAGCGGTTCGAGCTACGAGCTTTACGTTCGTTACGAAGTCGCTAGCGAGGAATCGGTCTACGATACCCTCGGCTTTTTCTTCTACTTGTTGTTCTTTTGACATTGGACTGGTCTCCTTTATCTATCTTAGCTATAGAACGTCTCGACGGTTTTATTAGGCTTTTCGTCCGCTTACGTACCTTACTAGGGTGTTGGGCTTCGCTTCTTTAGTCGAGAAGTTGCCGTACGGTCGAGGTGTTCTATAGCTAAATTGTTAATTTTTTATTTAAGGTTTTTGTTTATTACTTAACCTTACTCATAGTCTATCACGTTAACGCTTAAAAGTCCAGTATATTTTTGCTAAATCATTACTTTTAAGAGGTAGGAAGCACAAGGTTTATACGGATTAAAGCGTAAAAAGACGACGTAATCGCTAAATACGGTAGCCGTAGTAGGAAGCTTTCTAAAGTTCTTCTCTATCTCTCTACACGCTCCGCAATAGTGGTATACGCCGTCTAATCGTTTTATTTTACCACCCTCTTTCATTAGAACGGAAGCTCCTCTTTAGTCTTAGCTATAGCCGATAGCGTCGCCGGTTGAGTTATTCGAGCGTCCGGAAACTTAGCCGTAATCTCTATATCCATACGAGGATTATCTCGGTCGATAAAGACTCCGCTTCCGTCGTGCGAAGCGACGATAGTATAGTTATCGTCGGTAAGTACGTTTAGCTCGACGAGTACGTCCTGTATTCCCTCGTAGAGAGCGGATAAATCTACCCTTACGGCGGTATCCATATAGAACTTACAAGCGAGGTTTATCGGAAAGTCTATCTCTAGACTCGGCTTCTGTAGGTTAATTTGCGGTACGGCGTTCTTATGCCATATCTTATACGCCGGAGTATCTACTTTTTTAGGAAAGTATTTACCGGACTTACTTCGAGCTAAAACAACTGACTGGTTGTTCTTCTTCACTCGGGGTATTCCTAGTATCGTTAGTCGGTGTTGGTACATTTATAGGCTCGCTTTCTATTTTAGGTTTACAGTCCGTCCAGTCGGCGTTACAGATAATATCCGACGGAGGAGAACACTTCGGAGAGTCTAGAGGTATAGAATCTCCCCAAGGGCAACCGGTAGGCTCTAGCTTACAGATAGGATTACCGTCTTTCTCGATACCTATATTATAGCTTCCGTCCGGACAGCCGTCGCCGTTAGAGGCGTTAGTTACCTCTACCGGATTAAAGTTAACCGGAGCGAGGATAAGAGCCGTTACGACTCCTATTCCTACGCCGATACCTAGTAGTAATTTTTTCATAGTTATTTTTTACCTTTCTTCCTTATTTTAAGCTTCGGAGGTTTAATATCCTCGAACTTTAGTTCGTATTTATCGAGAGAGTTTTCGGGCTTTAGGTCGACGACTTCGCTCTCCGCCTTTTTTACCGGCTTCTTTCGCCGAGTCCGTATCGAATTGACCCTCGTGCTTAGGGTAGCTCTTACGCTGAGAACGAATCTTACGATAGTAATCAGGGTCGTCTCTAGTAAGCTTCTCTTTAATTTTTTTACCGCCATTTGTGGTGCCTCCCATATAGGTTAGTCTCCTTATTACGTTAAATATATAGCCCTTGTAGACGCTTTAGGTCTCGGGAGTTCGGGTCTTGGAATAGCATATCTCCCTTACCGGTAAGCTCCTCCGCTCCGGATTCGTCTAGGATAATTCTAGAGTTAACCTCGGAGGTCGTAGCGAAAGCTATCTTAGTCGGTACGTTAGCCTTAATTAGACCGGTTACTACGTCCGCACTAGGTCGCTGTGTCGCTAGTACTAAGTGTATACCGACGGCTCTAGCTTTCTGAGCGATACGGATAATAGAGGTCTCTACGTCCGGTAACGCTTCTTTCTTTAGCTCTGATATAAGATTCTTAATATCTTTTTGAGCTATCTTCTTACCGGCGACTAGCTTCGTTAGAGCGATAAAGTTAATCCGCTCCGTAAACTCTTTAATATCTAGGTCGGACGATTCGGCTTTTTTACTACCCATCATTAAGTCGGCGAACTCGTCGATTACGACGACATAACGAGATAGAGGATTCGAGTTATTCTTTAGGTTATATTCCTCGATATTCTTTACTCCGGCTTTCGCTAGCGTCTTATAACGGTCTCCCATTAACCCGACTACGTAGTCGATAACGGCTACCGCTCCCTCGTTCGTAGTAACGATAGGTCGGTCGAGGTGCTTTAGTTTAGCGTAGGAAGCTAGCTCTACTTCTTTAGGGTCTACGAGGATTAGTCGTAGAGCTTCGGGGCTATTCTGCTTCGTTAGAGCCGTTAAGATTACGTTTAGCATTACCGACTTACCGCTACCGGTAGCTCCGGCGATTAGTAAGTGCGGCATATCCGCTATATCTTTATAGTGGACCTTACCGAATACGTCGACTCCGATAGGGATTTGCGTCGTACCTTTACGGTAGTGGCTTTCTACGAGGTCGATACGCTTCCGGTTCTTACTCGGTACTTCGATACCGACGAGGTTCGTACCCCGAATAGGAGCTTCGATACGTACGGAATCCGCTCCGATAGCGATAGCTATATCGTTACCTACTCTAGCTAGCTTCGACATCGGGATACCCTTAGACGGCTTTAGCGTATATTTAGTAACGGAAGCTCCGACGAACGTCTCCTCCATTTGTACCGGCATAGCGAACTCTTGTAGTTTTAGTCGGATTCGTTCTTCGTCCGTTAAAGCCTTATTCTCTACTCGGTCTCCGGCGGACGGTACGAAAGCTTTATCGACGAAAGTCTTTTGCTCTAACTTATGCTTAACAGGAATAGGAGCGTCCGTACCGATAATTCCGAGACGGAAGTTTTCGAAAGAATCTTGTCCGTTAAATATATCGTTCGGGTTCGGTAGGTAGATAGAATTAGGGTTACTAATATACTTAGTACACTCGTTATAGAGCTTATAGAACGTAGCGAAATCGCCGTAGAGAGTATCCTCTTTAAAGTCGATAACGTAGTCCTGTATTTGCGGAGTATTATCCTTATTCTTAGCTATCTTACACTCTCGGAATATTACCCGAGCCGGAGCTTCGCCAAACTTAGCTTTAACGATATGCCAGTTAAACATAGCCTGTAAGAACTTTTTAAAGTCCGTAACGTCGGGGTCGGTATACTTATCGGTAAACTTATAGTCGATAATCTCTATCTCTCCGAGCTTATTACGGTGTAGTATGTCTATTTTAGCTTTCGCCGGTAATCCTAAGACGTTACCCTCTACGGTCGTAATCTCTGTAGTAATAGAGTATTCGACTCCTAGTATCTCGTGATACTGCGGAAGCTCCTCGAAAAAGAATCTAGACGCTTGAGTAAACTTTTTTAGTATCTCCTCTCTAGAGCCGGTCTTACCGTAGTTAATCTCCGAGTCGCTAACAGAGTCAATATATCTCTGCCCCTCGTCGATAGATTCTTCCTCTGTTTTACCGCTACCGAAGTACGTCTCGGCTACCTTATGGCAAGCTGTACCGACAACGCCGGACGGACTCATAGGCTCGCCGTAAACTTTAAGGATATACTTCTTCTTAAAGTTAAGAGGATTACTTAGTAAAGCCGACATACTAGAGTAACTCCAGTAGTCTATTTGTGGTTCCATAGGGCTGGTCTCCTATTTATTTAATATTACTTATCTATCTTATATCGTAAACGCTTAAAAGTAAATAGCTAAGGTCTATATTCTAATTTTATACAGCCGATACCTTTAGAGGCGTATTCGTCCATAAGCTTTAAAGCTTCTTCTCTAGACTCTCCTCGCCATACTTCGACGTAACTATACGCCGGATTTGGTTCGTCGTCGCTTGCTTGCCATATCTCAATTACGTAGGTATTACCCATATTATTTAATCTCCTTATTTTCTTAGGGGCATTACTATTGCGGTAGCTCTTTTACTTCGGATAAATACCGGATTTAGCTTACCGGTAAACTCTATCTCTATAGCTCCGGCGGAATTATCGGTATCGGCTACGAACTTAGTAGCGGTAGCTAAATATTTATGGTTTAAGACAACAATAGTCTCTTTTTCTTTATTTAGCTCTCTAATTAGTCGGTCTAAGTCCGGATACTTAGCCGGTTCTTCTACAGAATCGTAAGCTATAGTTATTCCGAGTGTAGGAATCATAGCGTAGGTCTCGTGTATCTCTACTAAATCTAGTACCGTACTACCGTATATACCTCTAATACGTCGAACTTTATTACGTTCCGGTTCTCGGTGCTTACCGGCTAGCTTATATAGCATATTAAATACTTTCGCCGGAATTAAGAAAGGTTCGAAATCTATTTTATTTTGTAAAGGCGATTTATAGATTACCGCTATATAGCTATCGGTAGTAACGAACTCTACGTCGTCGCCGTTCTTTCTTACTAAAATATTAGTTAACATCGGACGACTATCGTCCGTACCGGAGAAATTAGCTAAAGTAAGTTCCGTTTTATTTAATATAGCGAGACGCATTTTATTTACTCTCTTTCTCCGACTCTCGTCGGGCTTTAGATTCTGCTATTTTTCTAGCTAGTTTTTCTTTAGGAGTCTCCGGTTCGATAGTAGCTTCTTCTTGCGGAGCTTCGGCTTCGGTAGGTTCTTTCGAAGACTGGTCTACGTCCGTAGTATCCGGAGCGTCCGGCGGAGTAACTTCTCCCTCGATTACGTTAGTCTTATCGGACTTACCTTTATCGGAAGCCTCGTCGTCGGTATCTACGATAGTCTCTTTATCGTTATCGACGTAGTTATAGCCGTCGCCGTCTATAGAAGCTTGGTCGGCTCTAATAGCTTGCTGTAGGCTCGTAGATAACGCTCCGTACTTACTAATTAAAAGCTTTAATACGGTCTTCTTAGCCATTACGTCGAACTGGTCTTTCCAAAGTCCGGTACCATATTTAGCGTAGTTCTTAGAGTATTGTTTAGCGTGAGCCGTTAACTCCTCGACCGTCATATATAGTTCTTTCTCGAATCCGTTATTAAGACGGAAGTATCCGAGGTAGCCTATAATCTTCTTACTATTACGCTCTGCGTCGTCTTGGATAAAGTCGAACTCGACTTCTCCGGAGCGACGGTCTGTACCGAGATATTCTCCCTCTCGAACGTCGGAGGAGTTAATCCTCTTAAACTGTCCGGAGCGTTGGGCTAGTTGGATAAATCCTTTATAGCCTAGTTGGAATTGAGCTACGTTCTGCCAAGTCTCGACGGTTACTTCGAAAGTAGAGCCGTCCGGCTTCGTACGAGTCTCTTTAGTTTTAACCTTATTATTATAAGGAATTATATAAGCGAATCCGAGGTTCGGGTCTATCGGAAGCTTCATACTTGCGGCGGTTATTGCCGCTTTAATTATCGACTCCGGCGGACAGTCTTGTAATACCGGATTAGTATTTACGACGCTTAAAAGCGAGGTCGTAAAGTTACCGGCGTTATCTCCGCCGATACTCTCCGAGATTACTTGCTGTACCGCACCCGAGCGAATATACGCCTGTAGGCTAACGGTTGGCTTGTTTGACATAAGGGCTGGTCTCCTTGTTTTAATTGTTACTATTCTAGTATATACCGTAAACGGTTATTTTGTCTAGGACTTTATTAAAGGAGCATATCTCCGCTATTCGGCGTACGAATCATCTCGTTAGATTTACGCCACGCTTCGCCGGTATGGTCCTTATAGAAGCCGTTACGCTTCGCTATCTTACGTCGAGTCCGGCGATTACCGGTTCTAAATGCTAATTGTTCTTGTTGCTTCGGAGTAAGTCTAATTGGCTCCGGCGGTCGGTTAGCTTCCTCTTGAGCCCTTGCTTCTTCTTCGGTTAATCGAATCTTAGTAGTTTTACCCATAATTACCCTTTACTTTTTAAATACTATAGCTAAAAAGATTAGCCATAGTAGGATTATTATTACTATCATACTTCTAGTTCTTCCTCGGCGAATATATTAAGTACGCCGTTAATTTGCTTCCGATAGTACGGTCGGATATAGATTTTATCCTTTATCTTACCGTCGCTATAGTGAGCTAGCTCTACGAACTTAACCGTATTACTAGGAAAGTCTTTACCGGTAAATCGCTTCGGTAATAGTAGCTCTAGAGTCTCTCCGACTCGGTAAACTGTAAGTCTAATCATATTAAAACCTCACTATAAAGCAGTCTATCGCTTTAGGATTATTTTTAGTATCCTTATCGCTCCAAGAGTAGTAATAGCTATAATCTTCTTCTTCGCTATAAGCTCGACGCCATACGATACTACCTTTAGGAAGTCCGGCGATATTATCTTTATATTCTCCGCTAACTCCCTCCTCGGAATCGAGACCGCACTCGTCTCGCTCGTACCGTCTCATTAGATTAAAAGCTTTACGAGCCGATTTAGTACCGATAACTACGTAAGTATCGCAGTCTTCGCCAAGCGTAAAGAACTTAGCCGAGCCGTCTTCTAGTAAGTATTGTTCGCTTTCTAGCGGAGGGCAGTCGTATATTAAAGGCTTCTTACCGGAGTAGTAGTCTTTAAGCTCTTGCTCTATACGCTCTTTTTCTCCTGGTAGGTAAAGTCTAGGTAGCCCGAGAATCTCCCTAATCTCGTTTATCGTATGATTTTTTCCGGCGTGGTAATAGTGATTATGTACCATATTTTCTAGCTCTAGAGTACGTCGACCCTCTAAGGCTCTCCGAGCGTTCCGGACGGATTGTTCTACGTCCTCGTCTTCTAACTGCTCTACGAGTTCGTGTATTAGCCGAAGTTCTCTAGCCATACGGTCGATTACTTCTTTAGATAATTCTTCGTTCATAGTCCGAATAAGCTCCTTTGAGGGTTTTTAACGGTCGACATATATTCCTGCCAAGCTACTTCTTCGATACCTCGTTTACGAGCTATAGCTAAATCGGTAGGAAAATATTTACCGTCGACGTTTTGTATTACGGCTCGTAGACGGACGATAGCCGATTCTCTCGGTAGGCTTTTAAGTTGCTCTAAAGCGATAGCGTCGCCGACTCGATAGAACTCTTGCCAAACGGCTATAGTACACTCTATATCGTCGTTCCGAGCGTTCTCGTATTTAGAGAGAACGAACTCGACTTTATCTTTAAGCTTTTTAAAGGCTACCGCTCGTTCGGTCGGGGTTGTTACGTGAGCTTTCATTATTCCACCTCCTTTCCAAGGTACGCATAATTCTTTATAGAGCGGTTGGTTATCTCTAATGCCGCTTCGAAACTAACTCCGGCAAGCTCTCTAGCCTCTCCGATAGACTTACCCTCGTGAAGTAAATCTAAGTATTTTTGTCTAGTCTCTTGAGGTACTAGGCTATGCTCTCTTTCTAGTTTTAATTTATATGGTAAATGTTCTAGGCAATAACCTTTATACTCCGGCTTCGAATCGCAAAGTACTATTTTAAAACGTCTAGCGTCTCCGTCGTTATAGTTACAACCTCGGTCGATTTTATCGCTCATTACTTATTAGTTCCTTTCGGAAATACCTCGTTACGTAGACCGATTCGAGTTAAGAATCGACGCCACTTAGTAATACGGTTTATTCTCTTAGTTAAATCGTCTCTCATTTTTTCTAGAGATACGAGAGAACGACTAATAGATTCTCGCTTAACGCCGGACATACCGTAGTTATCGAGCCGGTCTTTAGCCCAGGCTATATTTTTATTTACTTCGGTTCTTACTTTTCGTAGTTCGTATAAGCTAGTAGCCATTTTTTAAATCTCCCATAAGATTAGTATTAAATCGTCGAACGTATTAGTTAACATTGTGATAATTATCACTAAAAGGAATAGCCAACCGGTAATAGCTAGCGTATTTATAGCTCCGCATAGTAGCCGTAGAGCTAAAGGACGACGGTATATTCCGTCTTCTAAGCTGTAACGCATAGACGCTCCTCGTCGAAGTCCGGCTCGTACTCCGGTTCTTCCGGTATCGTAGCTTCTACTAAAGCCTCTATCTCGAACTCGGGCATATTCATATAGTCGCAGTCCGGACAATAGACCGAGTATAAACCGTAACAACCGCAGTCGTTACCGTTACAGCAGGGAGGAGTTACTTCGGCGAACTCGTGGTCGCATTTAAAGCCTGTTCCGTCCTCCTCTAGCGAGTAGCTACTCGTCTCGATTATCTTTATTTTTACCCTCACTTTTTTAGCCCTCCCTATATCTTTTCTTCGATTAGTATATTACCGACTAGAGTATCGAACTCGGTCGCTTTTACGTGCGGATTAGCCGGTAGGTTTAAACCTTTACCGTCTTCGTTTACGTATACGTCGCCGGTCGTCTCTATCCCGAATCGCTCCGGTTGAGGCAAAAGCTGTATAAAGCCTCCGACGTTAAACTGTAGGGAGTCGAGAGAAAGCTTCTCCGTTTTATACTCCTCTATAGTTCCGTCGGTTTTTAATATTTTGTACTTATACATAGGGCTGGTCTCCTATTAGTTGTTTGTACCTCTATAATATACGTTAACGGTTAATTAGTAAAGTACATTATCGCTTAATTGTAATTTTATAGGGTGGTAGATTATTATTAACTGGTACCGTAGGAGTTCTATCTCGATAGAGTCGCTTCGGCGACCGGCTGGTCTCCGGCTTCTACGGTGCTCTAGGAATATATGGCTAAAAAAGGACATCACGTTTTATATTACGATAGAGAATGGTCCGTAGCTCCGGACTCTGCTTCCGTCCGCCAAACTCCCGAACTTATACCTCCGCTACATCGAGACCCTCACGAAGCACTACACGACGCTGTACCTTACGTTCCGACTCTAGGACGGCACTTAATGGCTTTAGTTAACCGAGATTTATTAGTAGTTCGAGGAGACTATATACGCTCCGTAGAATCGTTAATGTTTGAAATAGAAGATAAAGCTAGAGACCGACGAGTAAGCCTTATCGAACGAGAAGTAGCCGGTATAGCTATCCACGCTATAGGACTACAGATACCGTTTATAAGAGAGGGCTTAATCGTTCCTCGCTAGCTATTTACAATTACTAATAACTCAGCGTATACTCGTATTACTACATCTAAAACCAAAATACTTTTTGGAGGGTAGAAGTAGTAAAGATTTACACTATATTTTTTATAAAAGAAAAACGCCTCTGATAAGGCGTGATTCTTGGAGGGTACGTTTTAAAGATTTACCCTTTAATCTTATCGAAGATATAGCGTATTGTCAACTCCTTAGTAACAGAGGTAGACAGGACGCTAGTTAGCGGACGACCGGAATCCTCGGTAAATAATTAGCCGGTAAATGATAGAGCTAAGGCTATCGAATAACTAACTGGGTTGCTAGGACTCTAAACTCTAGCCTTTATACGATAGTAAACGTACGTACTTTAACAATTATTGACCCTAAGAGAAGTTTAGTATATATAAGCGATAATAAATAAACCGCCTAAATAACAGAGGTAGAGAGTTTTATTTTCAAAGCCTAAGAATAATAAACTATAGATAAGGGAAGATAAGAATAGCGGTCTACTACCCTTACTATCGGTAAAGTTGTAGTTAAGACGAGTCGATATATATAGCCCTCCGGCGTTAGCTAGAAGAAAACGAGGGTTATTTGTAGTGGTCTAAAATAATATGCTATCATTTAGCTATGACTAAGGAGACCAGTCCTATGACGAAGAAAATTAACTTTACTAAAGCCGACGGTATTACTACCGCTAACGTAGAAGACCTATTTTTATTTAAAGATAATCCTAGAGACGTAGAGGCTAAAGACTTCGAGCGACTTAAAAAGCAACTCGAACTAGGAGAACATTCGACGTTATTAGTTACGGTAGAGGGAGAAGTCCTCGGCGGTAATACTCGTCTTCGAGCTTATAAAGAACTCGGTAAGAAAACCGCTAAGGTCGTTATCGTAGAAATCGTAGAGACTTCCGACGGAGTACATATCGTACTAGACGGTAAGAAGTCCGAGCGTACGTTCGACTCGGTAATGCAAGCTAAAATCGAGCTAGCTCTATCGCATAACGACTCTATCGGTACGAATAACGAATTAAAGCTAGCCGAGTTAATGACGGTCCATAACGTACCGACCGAGCTATATTCCGTTACGACTAAGATAGTTCCGGTAGGCGAAATAGTAAAAAGTCTCTCTCCGAGCGAGGAAGAAGACGAAGACGCTTCTAAAGAATTAAACGCCGACGATTATCTAAACGCCGATAAAGACGTTATAACTTGCCCTCGTTGCGACTTCGAGATACCGATAAGTCCGGAGCTTATAGAGCGAGTTAGAAAGATAATCGAAAATGAGAGTAATTAGTCTATTTAGCGGTATCGGCGGTTCGAGCGAGGGTTATATAGCCGACGGTAACGAGGTAATCGCCGCAGTCGAGTTTTTAGATTACCAAGCCGAGACGTACCGGATTAACCACCCCGAGACGAAAGTCTACGAGGAGGATATTCGTAAGCTAGACCCTCTAAAGATTCTCGAAGAACTCGGCTTAAAGGTAGGCGAACTCGACGTACTAGACGGCTCTCCTCCCTGCTCTAGCTTTAGCGTATCCGGTAAAGGCTCGAAAGGTTGGGGCGACGAAAAGAGCTACGGTAATAGACGGCAAGTTACGGACGACTTATTTTTCGAGTATATCCGCTTCGTCGACGCTATAAAACCTAAGTTTTTCGTAGCCGAAAACGTAAAAGGCTTACTACTCGGAAAGAATAAAGCTTACCTTAGCTATATCCTAAAGAGCTTTACCGGCTATAAAATCCGGATTTATCTACTAAACTCTAAAGACTTCGGCGTACCGCAGAGCCGGAATAGGGTATTTATTATCGGGGTAAGAGAAGACCTCGGCTCTATCGTCGACTTAAATCTAAAGAAAGCTCCTCTCGTAACCGCCGGAGACGCTATTAAAGACCTTATTATTACGAAAGCCGAACTCGAAGAAGCTAATATCGAGAAATACTCTATCTATCCTAAGCTTAAAAACCTCCGTATCGGAGAGTCCGACTTTAATCTCGTTAAGGCGAATCCCTACCGTCCGAGTCCTACGATAACCGCTACTATAGGCGGTAAAGGTTCTAACGCCTTACATCATTGGAATAATAGGCGATTTACGGTAAGAGAGATACAACGCCTAGCCGGATTTAGAGACGATTTTATTCCGAATAAAGATAGTAACCGAGCGAGAGAGGGCTTCGGACGAGCGGTAACTCCGCCGGTAACGAAGTCTATAGCTCGCTCTATAAGGGAGGTTCTAGAAAATGAGTAAATCCGGTAGCGAAAGTAGCTACGACCTTACGAAGAAGTTTAGCTTCGATTCTATAGAGGGATTCGACGAACATATTAGCTTACATATCCGAGACTACGACCGACTCGGAGCGACGGTACTCGCTATAGCCGATAGCTTTATTATCGGAGGAAAGCGAGTCTACGATATAGGCTGTTCTACCGGAAAGCTAATTACGGCGTTAGACGCTAAGTACGCCGACCGTAAAGCCGAGTACGTAGGAGTCGACGTAAATCATAACTTCGCTAAAGACTTCGTAGATACGGATACGGTAAAGTTTAATAAAGCCGACGTTACCCGAGGCTACTCGTTCTCCGAAGCTTCGTTAATCCTCTCGCTATTTACGCTACAGTTTATCGACCCGAAAGATAGACTCCGAGTACTCGACTCTATTAGCGAATCTCTAGATATAGGGTACGGTTTTATCGTAGCCGAAAAAGTTTATCCGGACTCCGCTAACGCCTTTAGAATCCTAGAGGGAGGCTCTAACGACCATAAGCTAGCTCATACCTCCGCCGAAGAAGTCGTTAAAAAAGAGCGAGATATTCGGGATATAATGCGACCTTTCGAGGAGGAGTTATTAGTCGGAGAGCTTAAAAAACGATTTAGGTCTACTACTACGATATGGTCTTGCTTTAACTTTAGGGCGTGGCTATGTATAAAGTAAGACCTAAACGTACCGGCTATAGGCTTCGAGATTCGTTAGACCAAGATACGCTAAATAAGCTTTACGGTTTAAAGCGTAGGCTCGAACGTGGTAATATAAGTAAGTCAAATAATAAAGGAGACCAGTCTTATGTCAAAGGACAAGAAGAACAAAGTAGCGGAAGAAAACGTAACGCCGGAGACTCCGGTAGAAGCACCGAAAAAGCCACAAGCCGTAATTAAGGTAGTCGCTATTCCTCTAGATACCGAATACGTAGAGCCGGACGGTTGGGTACTTAAAGAAATCCACTCCGTAGACGTAGCCGAGGGTAAGTTCTTCGGTGTACTCGTAAAGATTCTCGATTACCCAACTCCTAAAGTAAGAGTCGGTAAAGAGTTCGAAATACCAGTAGAGGACTAAAACCCTCTACTATCGTTTTAGTTAGCGTAGGGTTTATACTACTAATATGAAGACTCCTAAAAAGTCAACTACGAAACCAGTTAAGACCGTAGCTCGAAAGACTAAGGTCGACTGGTTCGTAGTACGTAAAGAGTATTTAACCGACGCTACTACTTCGTATAGAGAATTAGCTAAAAAGTACGGTGTTAGCTCTACGACTTTAGAGAAAAGAGCTAAGTCCGAGGGTTGGGCAGAGTTACGGCAAGAGCTTGGCGAAAAAGCCTATAGCGATTTTACGCAGAAGCTACTCGATACTAAGAGCGAAGCACAGAGCCGGCATTTACAGCATTGGCAAAATCTACAGGCTTTAGCGAATAAGTCGATTATAGATATAGCCGAGCGTAGTTACTTTACGGATAAGAGAGGTAACTTAATTATCTTAGACGGTAAACCTATACCGAAACCTATAAATACGTTCGAATTAGAGAAGCTAGCGAAAGCGTTAAAGATCGCTATAGACGGAGAAAGAGTCGTTCTCGGTATTCCTACGAGCGTCTCGGCTCTATCTGACCCCGAGGGTAATAGCGTTTGGTCGGGCTTTAGCGATATGGTAAAGGCGGCAGAAAAGGTATTATCAGAGAATGGACAAAACACAAGCGGAGGCAATTCGTAAATTAAGAAAAGCGTCTAAAATATCTCCTCCCTTTTTTAACGAGTGGATACTAGGCGGTTCTTTTTGGTCGAAGCAAGAGGAGATTATTCTCTCGGTTCGAGATAACCGCTATACAACCGTCCGAGCTTGCCACGACGTAGGTAAGACGTATATCGCTTCTCGTACCGCTCTATGGTTCTTATATAGCCACCCTCAAAGTATCGTCGTTACTACCGCTCCGACTATGCGACAAGTCGAAAACCTTTTATGGAGAGAGTTACGTTCGGCTCACGAAGCTAGTAAACAAAAACTCGGAGGAGAGCCGTTAAAGACTCGTCTCGATATAGCTCCGGACTGGTACGCTATCGGAGCGTCTTCCGGCGACCCCGATAAGCTACAGGGCTTTCACGCCGCAAGTGGCGATATTCTAATTATTATCGACGAAGCCGCAGGTGTAGCCGAGCCAGCGTTCGAAGCTATCGAGGGTATGATGACCTCCGAAAAAGCTCGTATGTTAATGATAGGAAACCCGACTTCCGACTCCGGTAGCTTCCGAGAATCGCACCATAGTTGGGATTATTCTAATAAAATCCATATCTCGGTATTCGATACGCCGAACTTCGTTAATAACGGTATTCGTTCCGTAGAAGACCTAAAGGAAGTTAATCTCGATAATGTCGAAATAGTGAGCCCTTGGTTAGTCTCTCCTCGTTGGGCTTTCGAGAAAATAGATTCGTGGGGTATAGATAGCCCGATGTTCCAAGCTCGTGTACTCGGTAACTTCCCGAGCGAATCCGTTAATACTATTATTCCGCTTAACTATCTAGAGCTAGCGTACGAAAAAGAACACCGAGAGAAGCTTAAAGAAAAAGGCGGACCATTACGTCTAGGAGTCGACCCTGCTCGATTCGGTAACGACGAAACGGTTATTACTCCTCGATTCGGAGGTTATATACCGGAGCAAGAAATATCGTTTAAAGAGGGTACGACGGCGACCGCCGGACGAGTTCTACAGTATTCGACTCCTCGACCGGTCTTTATCGGAATCGACGTAGACGGACTCGGAGGCGGTGTCTACGATACGTTAGCCGACGCTAATATAGACGGTATCGCCGAAATCCATAACAACGCTAAGGCTTTACCGGACGCTACCGGACTTACGTTCGCTAACCTAGCTTCGCAATTATGGTGGAGAGCTAGAGAATTATTTATCGCCGGAGAGTTAGCTATCCCGAAAGACGATAAGTTAATAATGCAATTATCGACCCGAAAATATAAGTTTACCGGTAGAGGTTTAACGATCGAAAGTAAAGACGACTGGAAAGCTCGATACAAGGGTAAAAGTCCGGACAGAGCGGACTCACTTATTTACTCGTTAGCTGATATAATCAGTACAGAAAGCGAGGCGAAAGCCAGTACCGGCAAAGATGTATCTTCGAGAATTAAAGAACGTATGAGAGAATAAAAATAAGGAATATACTATAGATATGAAAATAGGACCAGTAAAAATCGAATTTGCCAAGCCTACACCTACAGAAGTCGGCGTAGAAGTTGGTACCTCGACCGTCGGACTTATGCCCTCGATATTCGGCGACGAGTTTATAGACCTCTCTAAAGTTAAAGTAGCCGACTTTAAGAAAATGCTCGATACCGACGGTACGGTACAGGCTCTATTTAATACGATAGTAATGCCGTTACTAGGTTCTAACTGGTCTATCGAGCCGGACGACGATACTCCGGAAGCCGTAAAGCAAAGCGAGTGGGTAGAAGAACGCCTCCGTATGCCACCTCATAAGGGCGGTATGTCTACTCCTATGGATTTAGTATTAGCTCAAGCTCTACGAGGAGTTATCGAGGGATACGCCGGATTCGAGAAAGTTCTAGAAATTAAAGACGGTAAAATCGTCTTCCGTAAAATAGCTTGGAGAGACCCGACGACTATCGTTATTCGCTCCGACGATCGAGGCGGATTTAACGGCTTTAAGCAACGAGCTTTTATCGGTAGCGATTATCGAGAAGTAGTAATCCCTCTAGAAAGGGCTTTTCTATATACCTACGGTAAAGAGTTCCATAACCTAAAAGGACGTTCGGCGTTTACTTCCGCTTATACTAGCTACGATAAAAAGCGACGACTCTATTACTTTATGGAGCAACAGGCTCAAAGCGACGCTCTAAAGACTAAAGTAGTTACCGGTAAAGAGAAAGCTTCTCAAGGCGAATTAGACGCTACCGTCGAAGCCGTAGACGAACTAGGCTTTAAGGCTACCGTCGGATTACCGTTCGGTTATAATTTAGCCGCACTTAATACCGGCTCGCAGTTCGACCTAATGCCGTACGTCGACCACCATAACGCAGAAATGGCTCGAAGCGTATTAGCTATGTTTATTCTTCTTGGTACAGGCTCTAAGACCGGTTCGTATAGCCTTAGCCAAGATCAAAGCGACTTCTTTATCCAAGCTCTTAAATCGGTACGTAATTCGCTATCGACTCATATTACGAGCTACTTAATTCCCGATCTATATAACTACAACTTCGAGAAGCCTCTCTACGGTACGTTTAAGTTCGAAGATCTTACCGACTCTACTATCGAGCTATTAAAGCAAGTCTTTATTAAGCTAACCGAAAAAGATAAGTTACCGCAGGAAGTAATCGACGGAGTAGTACAGAAAGTCGCCGATAAGCTCGATATAGACGTAACCGTCCTCGATAAAGCTAAATCCGGTACGGACGATTCGGCTAATAAAGACGATACCTCTAACGACGTTCCAGTAGATAACTCTCGTAAGCTTAGTCTAAGTACCGACGGTTGGCGTCGAGACTATACTCCTACGGAGAAGAAAGTTAACTTCGTCGGTATAGATAAGAAGCTTAATAGCCTAGAAGCCGAGTACGAACGCTCTATCCGTCCTATTTACGATGAGATCGTACTTAAAGCTACGTCTAAATTAAATACCTACCTAGAGGATAAAGACTACGATAAGATTACCGAGAAGAATCTAATCGACGAAAACCTACGTAACCAGTACACCCGAACGATTAAAGAGTCCGGTCTCGAAGCCTATATCTACGGTAAAAACGGAGCGTCCGACGAACTCGGCGTAAAAGCTCCGGTAACTCCTAAAGAGAGTAAAGACTTCTTCCGAGATAACGCTAAGAGCGTAGCCGATAAGCAGTTCGCCGATCTAATCTTTAAGGTAACTTCTAAGGTGTCCGAGGGGCGACGTAAAGACCAACTCTCGAAAGATCTATCCGTCGGAGAAGTATTAGCCGGTATCTCCGCTCTATTCGGAGACTTCTATACTTCGGTTGTCGGTATTACTGCCGCCGCAGTCGTCGCTATGGGCGTAAATAAAGGTCGTAAAGACGTATTCGCCGATAACGCTAGCGATATTAGCGAATATCAGTACTCCGCTATCCTCGACGTTAAGACCTGTCCTATCTGCGACGATCTTGACGCTAAGGTAGTAGACGAAGCCGAGTATAAACGAACGAGCTTCGACCCTCCGGTACATCATCACTGCCGTTGTATATGGGTAGCTATTCTTAAAGACGAACTAGACCAACCTCCTATAACTGGTCTTCCGGTCGCTCCTGGCGGTGTTACCGAGCCGAGCCTATCGAAAGATAAAGGAGAAATCCAAAAGCTTAATAAAAAAGTATCTTTCTTATTCGACGCTCTAGCTACTAATATCGCCGATGAGGAGTTTAGCACCGATGACGAAGAATAATTCCGAAGAACTAGAACTCGCTAAAGAGGTCGCTCGTAAAGCTAAGGTATTAGCTCAAGAACGACAAGATAAAATGCTCGCTACAGTACGAGCCGAGTTTTACGTTCAATTATCGGAAGTTCTTAAAGCCGGAGTCGTTAAAGCCGCAACTTGGCACGTAGGAGAGAATAAACCTACCGCCGACTTCGGACGAGCCGGAGACTTATATTTAGATATTACTACCGCCGACGTACTCTTTAATAACGCCGGAGAGTGGCAAGTCGTACTTAATGTCCGTCCTAAAGACGGTATCGACGGTAAAGACGGCAAGGACGGAGAAAAAGGCGAACAGGGTAAAATCGGTTTAGCCGGAGAGCGTGGTAAAGCCGGCAGAGACGGCAAGGACGGTAAAGACGGTCGTAACGGTCGAGACGGTGTAGACGGAGCTAGAGGTCGAGACGGTAAAGACGGACGAGACGGCTCTAGGTGGTTCTCCGAAAAAGGTAAACCGAACTATTCTCTTGGAAGTAAAAACGACTTCTACCTAGACGCTACTTCCGGCGACTTCTATATGAAAGAATCCGATCTATCGTGGGTTCGTAAAGGTAGCTTAAAACCGGATAACGTAACCGGCGGATTTATCGTTAGCGGTGGTACTGGCGGAGGTAGCGGAGAAGCAGGAGCGGACGGTCGAGAAGTCGAACTACAGGCTAACGCTACGCATATTCAATGGCGCTATGTCGGCGACGCTAGCTGGACAAACATAGTCCCACTTGCTGACATTAAGGGCGTCGACGGAACGGACGGTACAGACGGAACGGACGGGGCTTTCGCTGGTCGTACTATAGTCGGAACTACAAACCAAGTAGTTATAACTAACGGCGACGGCGTGGCTGGCAACCCTACCATATCGCTACCACAGAACATACACACAGGGGCTACGCCCACTTTCTTAGGTTTAGCTATCGACACTAATACGCTGTTCGTAGACCCTACTAATCACTATGTAGGCATACTAACGGCTAATCCTACGCATACAGTTACCGTCGGCTATGGTTCTAACGGCATTGTCTTATATAATACGGCTAGTCAAGTAACCAACTACGAACGCCTACGCATTTTTACAAGCGGTTCTGACTATAATGTTAAGCCCGAGGCTGGCGGTACTGGGACAATTAGAAACCTACTACTATGGGGCGGTGTTACGGCGCTTACTCTTAGGGTCTCGGAGTCTACAAGCGGTGCTTTTGAATTATCACGTAGCCTTAGCTCCGCTGGAGCTATACACACCAAGCTTATAGGTACTCTTAGCGCTTCTAGCGGTATCCAGTATGGACTAGCCGTAACTCCGACGATAGCCCAATCGTCTACGGCTGGCTATACGGCAATCTTCGCCAACGTGACAGAGTCTACGGTCGGTTCTGGTACTAAGCTATATATGGACTTGCAAAAGAACGGCACGTCCGTACTAAAATACGACGAATACACCACCCTAACGCTTAACGGGACTACGCCTACTTTTAGGCTGACGGCTACTGGTAACTACAACGGCTTTGTCGGGATAATAAGCGGTACGGAGAACTATAGAGTAGGGCAACAAGGGCATACGGGCTTTAACGTATATACTGGTTCTTCTCCTGTTCGGGCGCTTAATATCGACAGTAGCCAGAACGCTACCTTTTACGGGACTATTGCCTCTACCAGTGCTAGCGCAAGCAATAACAGTATGTTTGTTAACACAGGGGCGCTTGGTAATAGAGCGTCGATAAACCTAAGAGGGTACAACGCCTCCAACTCTGGAGACTTCTTTACTATCGAACAGCGTACCGACACCGCCGAGACTATAATGTATACCTATGACGCCTCGGCTTCGTCATACCTAACCCTACTTACCTATAGCTATTTATCTGGTATAGTTACTTTCTCTCAAAACATAGGTGTCGGCGACGGCAAAAACATAGTCCTAAATGCCACCACAGGGACTAAACTAGGTACAGCTACGAGCCAAAAGCTCGGGATATGGAACGCCACACCTATAGCCCAGCCTACTACTTCGGTAGCCTCGGCTACTTTTGTCGGTAACGGTGGTGCAACAGTCACAGATACGGATACTTTCGACGGGTATAGCATAAAACAGGTAGTTAAAGCATTAAGAAACATAGGCTTATTAGCCTAAAGGAGTAAAACATTATGGGTACAATTCAACTTAAACGAGACGCCGACGGTAACGTCTTTCAGGTAGAAACAACTACCACAGTTACAGAGACTCCACTCGACGAGTCGGATATTGTTAGTCAAATAGAGCGCCACAGCTCTATAATAAAAGACCTTGAGACTAAGCTAGAGGCTGTCCGCTCGTTCAAGCTGGAGAACAAGCTAGAGGCTGACGCAATTGCTGTAGCAGTCCCAGAAAAAGCCGAGCAGTCAATTATTGACGATACCGTCCTACAGTCGGTGTCGACTATTGACCAGCCCGAGCCGACCGAGCCAGAAACACTAACTAACGAGGAGAATTAAAGTATGGACATATCTAAAGTAACCGACATTAACGAGCTTAAGTCCCTTGCTTACGACGCTGTCGTAGCTATCGAGCTGAACAAGAATAACTTACGTGTAATCGAACAGCGTATTATGGAGTTACAGCCAAAGGTAGAGACCACGCCACCGACCACAGAGGAATAGCCAATAATGAAGCCTACAGCCGTCGAATGTGAAAAAAAGAACTGGTACTCTAAGGACGGTACGCTTGTATCGGGGCATATTTTTACAGCCAGAGAATGTATTTTAGACGAACAGTATAAAAGGTACTACTTTGTAGACGAGTGTCGTAATTGTGGCACTATGACGGCTGGCTCTACCACTTGGACTGTAGGCTTTCTTTCGGTAAGTAACTACTCTGCTATAGATACAGTAGTACAAGACACTAGGCAAACTACTCAGCCTTATCTACCTATAACTATAGTACAGTCTCTAATAACTCAACCGGTAAGCGGTACTGTAAGTGCAAACATAACGCCTATCTCTGCCACACCGTATAATTTGGTTACTACAGCTAGCACAAACGGAGCAAACATTAAGGCGACAAACGCTAACCTTTTTGAAGTATCTGTGAGCAACCCAACTGCTACGCCTGTTTATGTAAAATTCTATAATAAAGCAACCGCTCCGACAGTCGGTACAGACGTGCCGATAATTACTATCGTAGCTCCTGCCAACGCTACCACTCCGTTAAACTTTGGTATTCTCGGCAAGAGGTTTTCGTCTGGTCTCGGCATAGCTGTAACAGGTGGAATAGCAAGCACTGATACGTCTAACGCTGTAGCTGGAGTAATAGTTAACGGAACATATCTATAGGAGGTTTAGAAATATGGCTAAATACGAAGTTAAGTCTAAAGAAAAAGCTGATAACGGTCTATTGCTTACTACTCTTGTCGTTATATTTGGAGAGGGAGAAGACGCTAAAAGATTCGAGCAAGTTGTTTATCTTCTAGAAAAAGGATTCAACGCTAAAGCTCAAGCTTACGTCGAAGAATACGAATCAGAGTTTACCGCTAATATAGAGGCTACCGAGCCGGTAGAGGCGGAGTAGTGTATTTTTTATTAAATGTAGTATCATAATCATAGGAGATATAAATAATGCCAAAGAAAACTAAGTACGGTCAAATCCTACAGTTCGCTACCGAAGATACGCAGAAAGCGACCTTTAAGGGTACTATCTATCGAAAGCAAGTAGCTAAGTTCGGGCAGTGGGTTAATCCGGACTATCCTTGGTTTTCAGACGACCCGAATATGACTCTAGACGAAGCGTGGGGCGAAACTATCGTTAAGAACTTTAACGACGACGCTCTCGGCTCTCCGGTACCAGTACCACTAAACCATACCGACGACGTAAAGGTTAATACCGGAATCGTTCGTTCTCTAGAAGTAGTAGCCGGAGACGGTCTCTACGCCGATTTAGAGATTCTAGACGAAGATACGCAGTCTAAACTCGATAAAGGGCTTATATTCGACGTATCTATTAGCTTTATGTGGGACTTTATTCGACAGGATAACGGTAAACATTACGGAGCGACTCTACTACACGTAGCGTTAGTTAATACTCCGTATCTTATCGGTATGACTGCTTTCGAAAAAGTCGGCGAAGCTTTAAGTAGGCTAACTAAATCATTTAAACCGGTAGGGTTATCGCTCGCTTCCGAGGGTGCTATAATGCTATCTAGAACGAAAGTAAAGGAGTTATCTAACGTGGAAGAATCAACAATCAAAAACGACAAAGAGTTCGACGTAACCGTTACCTATAAGGACGGAGACGAAGACGTATCCGTAGTAGTTAAAGCCGGAGAAGAAGTAACCGTTCCTACGGAAGTAGCCGAAGAAGTTACTACTCAAATCGCCGACGCTGTAGCTCCTACCGAAGACGAAGACTCTAACTCGGACGACGAGAATAAAGACGAAGACGCTAATAGCGACGACTCTAGCGAAAACGCCGACGATAAAAAAGAAGACGAAGAAGACGAGGACGACGAAGCCGATAAAGATAAGGCTCTCGCTAAGGCTAAACTAAAGAACGCCGAATACTCTATTAAAGAGCGTTATAATATTCTTCTATCCGCCGGTAAAGTTATTCCGGCTCAAGAGGCTAAGATTCTAGCCCTCGCTAAACTAGGACAGGGAGTACAACTTTCTACCGAGTCCGGCAAAAAGATTGACTTAGCTACCGTAGTTCTTGATATACTCGAAGCAGGAAACGTAAAGTTTTCTACCGAAGAAAACGGTTCAGATAAGGAAGACGAGAATCAGGACGACGATTCTTCTCAGAACAGCGACGAAAATAAGAAGCCGTCCGAAACACTTTCAGAAGCAGAACTAGCAGGATTTAAAGCTGTTGGAGCTGACCCCGCAAAAATGGACGAGCTAGCGGAGAAAGACCCAGTCTTTCGAGAGGCTCTCAAATCATTAAGTAGTAAGTACAATAAGAAAGGTACAAAGTAATGGCAGATATTACAGCTCGAAAAGCTAGTACAGACCGTCAAGACGGTTTAGTCCTATCGTTCCTCCAAGGTGCAGAAAACATCTACGAGGGTGCTTTAGTCGCTATTAACGCCGCAGGATACGCAGTTAACGCCGGAGACGACGCTAACGCTGTAGTAGTAGGTGTAGCAGACGAAAGCGTAGATAACTCAGGCGGAGCGGCAGGAGATAAGT